GTTTCCCAGTCACGATCGGGTACGTCCGATCGGCATTAAACAACCGAGCTAAGCAGCGACTTTATCAATACATATCAGGCCATAAAGACGGGGCAATTTTTGCAACCAAGATAGCGCCGGACTCTAAGCCTGTTCAGGTTTACGCTGATGAAATGCAAGCCAAGATCAGCAAGGTGCTTGAGGCTAACGGAATTGAGATAGAAGGTGATCTTGATTTAGCCAGTAAAGAGCTACTTACTTTCTGGCAACACGGCGTTGCGCCTCGCGTTAATGAGTCGGGCAATATCGTTGACTCAGTGATCATCAATGGCAAGCCGAAGTATTACGAAGTTCAAGATCCATTACTTCAAGAAATGCTTATGTCAATGAACCCTGAAAGCTACAGCTCGTTTATGAATGTGATGTTCGGGGTTAAGAACTTCTTTACCCGTACCATTACATTAGGGATTGAGTTTACCGGGGCTAACCTGGTGCGCGATACTGTTGGCGCAACATTCCTAAGCAAGAACAACTTTAAGCCGCTTATCAGTTCATTCCAGGGTATGTATTCGTTTTTAGCTAAAGACAAATATTACCAGGACTTCATTCGCTCTGGTGGTGGTCACTCTAGCCGTCTTGAAGGTGCCACTCGTGACAGCCAGGCAAGGCGAAGAGTTAAGCTTGATGAGTTTGGCGTAATGACTGGTCCTGAAAGATTACTAAGCAGCATTGATAGCTTAGCTAGTGCTTTTGAATATGGCACTCGTATTGGTGAATACAGACTTGCCAAGAAAAATATGAAGTCTGATATGGATGCTGGTTTTGATGCGAGAGAAATCTCAACTGACTTTAGTGTTCTTGGTGCTAACAGGTTCCTGACTGGCTACATTCGCACAGTTCCGTTCCTAAACGCGATGGTTCAATCACAGGATCGTGTATTTAGAGAAGCGGCAGTAAGCAAGCGTTATGACGGAAACCCTACGGCTATGGCTATGAAGGCGTTTCTTGGTATTACGGTGCCGACTCTGATCCTTTATTTGGTGAATAAAGATGACGAAGATTACAAAGCAATACCGGATTACGAAAAAAGAACTAACTGGCATATTAAAATCGGTGACGGTCAGTTCGTTAAAATTCCTCGTCCTTATGATGTTGGTTTTGTTTATGCAACGATGCCTGAACTATTTGCAAAGTATGTAGAGGATGACAAGGGAAAGGAGTTTGCTGACGGCATGTTATGGACCATGACGCAGATGTACGGTATTGATGGAACTCCGGCAATGATGACGGGATGGTGGGATCTAGTTCGCAATGAGAAATGGACAGGTGCGCCAGTTGTGCCGCAATCTCTTTCTGATGTTGAAGCACCTGAACAGTACACATCAAACACAAGTGAAACCTTTGTTCGTATGGGTGAGGCATTAGGAGTTAGCCCTATTAAGGCTGAGCACATGTTTAAGGCGTACACTGGCTATCTTGGTGGATACTTAATGGCTGGCACTGATCATCTTCTTTGGGATGAATCAAAGTTTGGAGAAAAACCAGATCGCAAGTTGTCAGAAAACGTATTCTTGCGCCGCTTCTTAACTCCTGACGTTCGCCCGGCAACCGCTAATATGGAGAAGTTTTTTAACCTTAAAGAACAGTCTGATAAAATAGTATCTACCTTTAAGCAAACCGTTGACGTTCGCCGACAAATAAAAGGTCAAGGCGGCACTGGTAAGTTTAAAGATGATAATTTTTATGGGTTATCAGGCAAAGAGAAAGAAGTTCTATTTGGCCTTAATGATTCTATGAATCAATTAATTAAACTAATGTATGGTAAGGAAGGGATTAAAACCGCTGAGCTTAAAATTAAATATGACAAAAATTTGTCTGGTAAAGAAAAGCGTGAGCAGATGGATAAGCTATGGCTTGCTCGCAATAAAGCATTTGAAACGTACTATAACCAAGCTAATCAGGCTTTACAGAAGGCCAAACGAGAAGCAAAACAGGAGAAATAACATGGCAGTATCAATGATTGGCCCTAAGTTTTACGCTTGGGACCGCGACGGAAAACCTCTGGCCTTCGGTAAGCTTTACACTTACCAGGCTAGAACAAACACACCTAAACCAACTTACCAGTCAGAAGATCAGGTTGTTGAAAATACAAATCCTGTAATATTGAATGGTGAGGGTTATGCTAACGTTTATCTTGATGGTGCCTATAAAATGGTACTTAAAGATGATAAAGAAAATGAAATATGGAGTGCTGACCCGGTAACATCAAACAAGGTCGATGAATGGGTTAATTGTTTTACAGTGACATACGCCAGTTCATCTTCATTTAAAATTGGTGGCAATGTAACAACTGAATATGAAATAGGGCGAAGAGTAAGGATTGACAACAATACATCTAACTATTCTTACTCAACAATACAGACGTCTTCTTATGTTGCTGGTGAAACAACTGTTGTTGTTGGTGATCCAGTTGTAACTACTGGCGTTGTTGGGGCTTGTACTTCTATCGTTGGGCCAGAGTCTTTGAGTATATCCAATTCCGTTATTTATTTTGACGATGTTGAAGAGGCAATAAATAGCACTAGGCTTAGTGTTCTTGGAGGTCAAGTTTTAAATATTGGTGGGTATGAAAGCAAAGGCGATTCAGGAAAGGCTACTTGGTACACCGTTCTCGTTGGCACAATATCAGATAACGGCGTAAATAAAAGGGCTTGTGTTGGCGTTCCAGGATTAGCTATTGTTCGCAGAGAAACCATAGATATAAACCCTAAAATCTCATTTGTTTTTGATGATGCTTGGAATTCAACTTTAGGTGATTTAAAAACATTGTTTGACGCAAGAGGCTATAAACTTGCTGCTGCTATTCCTATTGGGAGCCTTGGTAACCCTAACAGACTCAAAATAAACGACATACCTAAGCTACAACAAGCAGGGTTTGAGGTTATTAATCATAATGTTTCTGGTGATGTTGCGAACACAGCTAGTTACGGACAAGCCAAAATAAGAGCAGAAGTACAAACGTGTAATTCAGCATTAAATGCCGTTGGTGTTGATCCTGTTGGTTTTCAAGCGCCAAGCTCTACTATGAATGACGAGTATTTAAACGAGGTTGCTCGCGTTTGTCCGTTTGCATTTACTGTTGATTCAAAATTAACACCGATAATCAAAGGGCAAAATCCGCTAAAATTGCATAGATATTCGATAGAGGGTAACACAGAACAAGCGTGTTCTGATGCGGTAGATCTTGTTGCTAAGGTTGGTGGAACTATTGTTTTTTACGCTCACGATATAGCAACTGATGACTCAAACTATGACAAGATAGTTGCCATTATGGATAGAGCCGAAGAATTAGCGGTTGTTGATATTGTTTCTGTATCTGAAAGTATTAAAGCGGTTACAGAAGTGCCACAAAAAGCACAGCATTGGTTTAGTGGGGATTTAATCGATAACGACCCGAATGTATTTAAGGCTAGCGGTGACTCAACAATAAGTGTTAGTAATGTGAGTGACGTTTATGTTACCGCTAATGTGGTTCAGCAAACGCTAGTACAAGCGACCTTTGATTTACCAAGTGATATAACCAATGGTGAATTAATCACATTCAGCGCAGCACTAAGATCTATATCAGGAACCTTCGGAACTAATAACACTATAGGCATTCAGCTAAAAGATGCAGGTAACACAGTTTTATATTCTGACGAAATAGTAGGTGGAACATTAAACACTGCTTATCCACGTTACAATGTATCAGCAGTCATGGTGAATGCTGCGGTGAAAGCTACTGTATTTATGCGGGTAGATGCTACCAGCATAGGTGCTCAAGCTTTAATTAGGAACCCTGTTTTGAGGTTTGGGAATGACGTTAACTATGAAGTATTTACTTCTGAATCAATGTCCATAACAACAAGTATAATTCCAGCTCAAACTTTAGCTCACAGCTCACAGCAAACGCTAACGCTAACAGATGAAGTTGATAACGGAAGATACAAGATAGAAAGCAATCAACTAATAATAACTAGCGATTGGGAAGGTAGCTTGCATGGTACTCTGTCTGGCGTTCAACAAGATACATCGGGTGGTTATATCGCTTGGTTACTTTCTGGTGGTGGCGGTGGATCTGTAGCCATTGCAACACTAAACACCAATAACGGGACAAGTTACGGGTGTTCATCTATCGCTGGTAAATTTATAAAAGGCGCTTCATTCACTCTTATTTGCCAACCTTACGCTGTTGATTTTAATGTATCATCGTCAATAGCTAGAATAACGTCATTAGGTAAGGCTTAACCTTTTAGCATAATGCCGGGCGCGTCTTGAGAATATTTTCTTGACGCGCTTTAGGTATTCAATATCTCCCTTCTTTAGATCAATGTCATTGTTGCTTTCAAGATATTCGACTTTAACAATGCCAATTTTTTCAATTAAGTTTATTCGATAGTTAGCGTCAACGGTTGCCGCTTTAGCTGAAAACCTACCGCCACCACCGTTACAAGATTTACATTGCTTGTGCACGTTAAACAAAACAAACCTGAGCTGACCTTTAGCGCCTCGCGTCATAAAGTGACCAGCGTCCCAACAACCGCCAACTTTCCATCCTTGTTCAGCCTCAATTAATTCCCTTGGCTTTAAGCACGATATACAAGGCTGATCATAATCTCTAAGGCGAATGTATTTGTTAAAAGCCGCTTGAGCTTCAGACAACCATTTTGACTTAGGCTTTATTGCTTCCTTCTGCTCCCTGTGAAGCTTTCTAGCGTCCTTTTCTTTTTTGACTTGCGATTGCTTAGCTTTTGTTATTTGCTTTTGTTTATGCTTCGCCTGCTTATCCTGAGCAAATAAAACAGCGTGATCATGACAACAAAACCACGCCAAAGGTGTTTTAATGCCTTCTTCAGCAAGTTTGTATTCACCGCAATGCTTACACTTCCGTTTTGAATTTGCCATAGTTACACCAATTTTTCATAAAGATTTGTAGAGAACAATACTAGCAAGCTGTTCGATACTCTTTCGTCACTTTGTAGCGCAGCATATTTCCTTGCTAGATGATCTTTCTTAGCTAACCAGGCTTGATGTGCGTCTTCTTCGCTATCAAACATTCCAATATGAGGTGATGATTCTTTGTTAAACGGATCTCTACATTCGGCTATAAACCTTTCACCTCTAACACCTGTAACGCCAATTTTATACTTTCCTCTTTTGGATCTTCTGTTTGTCAGGAAGTAGTTAAGCTCTTTTGATATAAAGCAGCAATTATCAGGGCTATAAACCTTATTTCCAGGATTTATAATATCTTTGTCTAGTTGGTTGCCATTCCAATCCTGCTGTTTCATCCATCGCTTGAAGTTGCTGAATGTCAGCCATTCTTTGCAAACGGTACAGTTTTTATATGTGGGAAATTTGGAGTGGTATTTTTCGCTATAGCATCTAGTAAGCATAGAGATCCACTTTCTGTAGAAAGGGCATAGCCTTACTTTGTAGTCTGCGTCATTAATTCCAACGCCATAGATTAGATTTTTCATATCAACCTCTCAATCATAGGTTATCAATCTTGAAGTGGTGCGCCAGTGGGTGATTGAAGTCCACGTTCAGCCGCTAAACCTAGGCGCAATTAAAGTATACAACTCAAAAGAAACTTAGCAACTGGTTGTATGTATTTTGATCTGCCGTCTTGAATATGTGCTTCATAGCAGCATTAATCAAAGAGCTGTAGCAATGCTCGAACTCTTCTTGTGACATTGAAGAGAACGAAAGTGATTTAGCCTCAATCCTGATCTCGCCGTGAATATTGGCGTGTTGTTCATAGAACCCGGCCAGTACAGTTAAGTGATTGCGAAAAACATCGAACTGCTTAGTCTCGCTTTGAAATTCGTTATCGCCTTTCCAGTAGTTAAAACAAAAATTGAAGAATGCGAAAACTTTACGGTGAAACTTTGGGTTTCTGGTTAGCTTGATCTCAATGGTGTACTGCTCGCCCGTTTTGAATTTATTAAGCTTTTCCAGTTCCATATCTGAAGCCGGGCAAAGAACGCCGCCCGGTTGCTTTATCATTTCAACTTTCATCTTCATCACCTAGCTGTTCAATTAGGCTGTCACCGATAAGCTCAAGCATCCAAGAGCAATCATTGCCTTCAACCACTAACTTAATGAGCTCGTACTCTTCCGGCTCGCATGGATAGCAATCTTCTGGCGGTCCACTATAGAAACCTGGTGAAAATGGTGTATGATTAAACGTAAGTTCAGCTTCTACTTCTGAACCGTTAATATCGAGTGTCACCGTTTTTGTGTATTGCATGTTATTACTTCCTTTTCTACTTTGAACTAACCCTAAGTGTATTGCTTAGGGTTCTTTTTTATGCGCCGTATAATTCGGATTTCTTAACATAGCTCGTTACCTGTGCGCCTATCTTGAATGGATTAAACACAAGCACAAACTGAGGCTTGTTATTGCCTGGTATCGGTTTGCCTTCACCATCTAGGAAAGCAATTCGCCCGGTCGAATACTCGCGCTTACCTTCTGGCGTAACATCGGCAACTATGTGACGGATCTCGCTAACACCTTTCAGTGCTTCAGCAAACCAACCAACGCTAGTGTCATCGTTAAGCAGCATAACAACACCAAGGCCACCAGCTTGAGCTTCAAGCGCTTTCTTTACCCACGGCATAGGATTGCTATAAGGGCAGTTAAGCCATACATAACAAGCGCCATTTGGTAGGTCTTCGCCCATCACGCACTCAATTGTGTATTTCCAATCGAAAGAAAGTGAGTCTTCTTCTTCGGTGAAGAATGTTTCACAAAGTGCGTTGTGTTTACTAGCCGCCATATCAGCGACAAAGCCAAATTCACGGTTTAGAGTGTTAAACACTTCTGGCGGTGTTCGCCATAAATCATTAGCCATTATTCCTCACCCTCACAGTGATTTAAATCAAAGCACCACTCGCAAAATTTGCCGTCATCATTCATTGTTAGCTCGCCTTCTTCGGAAGAGTAATCACCGCAATCGTCACATTGATATTTGTCGGCGCACTCATCACAAAGCATTGTGCCTGAAACGTTAACCATTTCGTTGAACTCTACAATTTCCATGCATTCTGGGCATGGTGTTGGCATATTCATAATTAACTCCTTAGTGGTTACAGCGACAATCATCACAAAGAGGACGGCCGCAAACAAATTGCCCGGCGTGACTACATCCATGAGTTGCGACTTTTCCACAACTGCATTTTTCTTGGTGCTTCTCACACTGTCCGTTATCAAGGATCTTGGTAGAGCCACATTCACCCTGCCAAGGGGCGCAATAAGTACAAGCTGGCTCTGGCATCTTGTGATCTTGCTTTTGCTGCGCTAACTCTTCAGTGATGATCTTCAACTGCTTCTTTCGGATAAGTCCGGCGAACTCAATTGAATAACCAACCTTGCCAAGTACCATTTTGAAAGCGGCATTAAAGCCTTGCTGGTAGCCTTTTTTAAAGCCTTTTGAATAACTCATTTTTGTTCAATCCCTTTTCTGTTTCGGTATTCGTTCAAACCATCCATTAAGGACTTAACGCCTTGCTGAGATTCGGCCTTGTGTTCTGATAGCTCAATTAAACCAGGCAACTTACTTGGCAAAGCTTCCAAAGGTGTGCGCTCGTAGCAGTCGTAAGAACTAACAAATTCCTTCTTCTTCCAAACAAGTTGATCATAGGTACACATACAAAGCGCTCGCCAGCCACCGATAGCTTTAACGGCCGCAATAGCTTGCTTGTCTTCCAGTTCAAGAGTGCCATAGCTACCAATGCGGCTAATTTCTCTCTCAATGCAAGCCCAGGCTATTTCTGCGCGATCTTCAACAAGTTGTTGCTGATCTTTGCTGGTGCCATTAATGAATTTCATTAAGTTGGCTGGTTTAGGTGAGAACATGCCAGCGTCAGGGCAAGCGATATGTGCATAAAGCGCCTGCTCAAAAGTTTCAATTGGGTAAGGCTTAAAAAGGTTCCACCAAAGTTTTAGCTTTGCCGGGGTAAACTCTTCACCGTAAGTCTCAGACATAACAGTGATCAGCTCTTTAAATTTGTTCTGATCTTGGCTATTCATATTAATCTAACTCCACATCAATGATGTTGTTGAATGTTCTTTCTGTTGCCTTGCTCATTTGTCTAGGCTGAGCTTGCTGGCCTACGTTGTCCCTAAACTGCTCAAATTTATCAGGGCGACATATCAACTCAATATCGTTGTACTTGGTTTGATTGTCGTTTTGTCCCATATGGAAAGGAGACATAGAGCAATTGAAGATCGCGGTTTTAAACTCGTCTACCTGGTAGCCTTCTTTCAGTCGATCAGAGATAAGCTTTTCACGTTTCTTGTTTAGCCTGGTGGTGCCTCCTTTTTTCATAACCTCCTTCCAGTAGTTGAAGATTTCAAGAACGTCATTGCCTGCTTTAGCTGGCGAAGTCTTTTTTAATTGGTTAGTGGTTAATGGTTCTTGGTTAGTGGTTAATGGTTCTTGGTTAGGTGGCGCTTCGTTAACGGTTTGTTTTTCTTTCGTGCTAGGTTCGTTCACGCTATTAGCACGGTTCGTGCGTTTTTTCTTACGCTTCGCCTCTCTTTCTATGGCGATCCGTTGGTTTGTCTTCGCATTTCGGTGGTACTTTTCAATCTCATCTTCAATGCGATCTTGTATGTAAACGCCATTATCAAGGGTGAAAAACCTACCAAGAACGAACTTAACCGCTTCAACTTCTTCAGTTGTGGAAGCCCAAACCCATTCGATAGCCTGTTCAAGCGTGGGAAATTCTTCACGGTCATAGCACGAGTCCATGAGAAGCGTGTACGCACCGTGCTGAAGCATGGTTAAGCGTCCGGCTTTCTTGTGGTAATCGCCTATGTTCTTCTTGTAGTAGTGCATTAATCCCCCTCACCAAGGGCGATAAACTCACTGACTTCCATATCTAAAGCTTTCGATAGATTTGTTAGGGTTTCAGGATTTACGCGCTTTTGGTTCTGCATTGCGTAAAGTCTTGCGCGACTAACGCCAAGCTTTTCAGCAAACTCACCTTTCTTAATGCCCTTTTTAGCCAGGGCAATGTTCAAAGACTTTTTGATATTCATGTTAACCTCTCATTGTGTTGATGTAGTAGATAGTAAGTGATATTTTTTTCATTGTAAAGTGTTGACATTAATTTTTGTCACTGCTAAAGTTCAATCATCAACACGGAAGCACAACATGAAGAAGGCAAGCATGAAGGTTTTAGCAGTAATAGCAGCGGTGGCGCTTTTCGGTCTTGTAGGTCAAATGGACTATGAAGACGCAGTAAACGCAGAAAATCACTATTGCGATATGGTTGAAGCTGGTAACTGGCCTGCTTACCGTGATGATATTGTTTGTTCAAAAGTAGAAGGCAAATAACATGAAAACTGAAAATAAAAAAGTATTCGTATATGTCCGTGAATATAACGGAAAAACGTCAGTAGGGGTTTCATCTTCACATTTCGATTCAACTTACTGCTGTGATATTACTCGCACTGTAAGCGCTCCGCTTTGTGAAATTGAAATTGAAGTCCCATCAATCTCAAGTGGTGAAGCTCAAAAGGTTTTATCTGGTGCGCTTCTTGAAAACTTGATTGAAGAACGCGAAAAGTTACGCGCTGACTTTCACGTTAAGTTAAATAGTTTAAGTGGTCGCATTGAAGAGCTTCAAGCTATCGAGTTCAAAGGTGATACCAATGAGTAACGGCGAATTGGTTACAAGTGATCAGCAATCATCACTTCCGGTTATGGCACAGCCGCACATGCGCCTAATTGAAATTGCAGTGAATAACGGTGCTGACATTACGCAACTTGAAAAGCTTATGGATCTTCAAGAGCGTTATGAAGCAAACCAGGCTAAGAAAGAGTTCAACGCTGCAATGTCTAAGTTTCAGGCAATGCTTCCGGTAATTGAAAAGCTTGGCATTGTTGATTACACAACTTCAAAAGGTCGCACGTTCTACCAGTACGCCAAGATTGAAGATATTGCTAAGGCAATTCAGCCAGCGTTAAAAGAAACAGGCCTGTCTTACCGATTTACGCAAAGTCAGGACAACGGAATCATCACTGTTCGCTGTATCGTTACGCACCAAAGCGGCCATTCAGAATACAGTGAGTTGGTATCTTCTCCTGATATTAGCGGCGGCAAGGACCAGCTTAAAAGTATCGCTTCGGCAATCTCATACCTTCGCCGTTATACACTGACTGGTATCTTGGGGATTGTTGTCGGTGGTGAAGACGATGACGGCGATTCTGTTCAGTACGATAACCAGGAACAGCAAAAGCCTGTTAACTGCTACCCGGATGAAGAGTTTAATAAAAACTTTCCGGCCTGGTCTAAAAAAATAACTGACGGCAAGCACACAGTTGACTCGCTACACCAATTCTTGACTAAGAAGAACATTATCCTTAGCCAAGACCAATACACAAAATTACAACAAGTAGGAAAGTAGAATGCAATTATTCAAAGTAGAACAAGGTACACCTGAATGGCACGAACTTCGTGACACTCACCTAACCGCTTCTGATGCTTCGGCAATGATGGGCGCAAGCAAGTACAAAAGCCGCACTCAGCTAATGAAAGAAAAGAAGTTTGGTGTTAAGGAGAAAATCACTCCGGCTAAACAAGCGCTTTTCGATAAGGGCCACGCAGCAGAAGACGCAGCTCGCGATCTTCTTGAAGTTGATATGCTTGAGTCATTCGCTCCGGTTGTTGGTGGTATCGAGATTGACGGATTAAAGCTACTCGCTTCACTGGATGGTCTATCAGAAGATCAGCAAATGGTATTCGAGCACAAACTTTGGAATGAAACGCTTGCTGAAAATGTTCGCAATAACGTACTTGAAGAAACTCACTACTGGCAGTTAGAGCACCAGCTTCTTGTATCCGGCGCTGAAAATTCTTTGTTTATGACTTCAGACGGCACAGCAGATAAACGCGAATACATGCACTACATTTCAATCCCTGAGCGCCGTGAGCAGTTGATTGCTGGATGGAAGCAGTTCAATAAAGATCTCGAGTCTTTTGAAATGGAAGCTAAGAAAGAAGTTGTTGTTGCTGAAAAAACTACCTTGCCAGCTATTTCATACAGCGTAACAGGCACAGAAATCAGCACTAACATTGCTATGTGCCTTGACCAAATCAAGACAATGGCAAGTGAAGAAATGAGCAAGATCCTGGAAACAGATCAGGACTTCGCCGACAAGGACCAACTTAACAAAGATGTTAAGAAGGCTCGCGCCGGGCTCAAAGATATGATTAGCAAGGTTCGCGGTGAATTTGTTAGTTACTCACAGTTTGAAGAAATCGCTCAAGAAATGGATGGTGTTCTTCAGCAAATGCAAAGCCACGGCGAGAAGCAAGTTAAACAGGCCAAAGAAGCTAAGAAACAAGCTATCTGGACTGAAGCAAACAACGACCTTCTTAACCATATCCAAGAAGCTAACGGTAAAATTTCACCTATGGGCCTTATGTCAATCATGGGTGAAATTCGTCCTGATTGGACTGGCGCAATGAAGAACAAGCGCACTATTGAAAGCCTAACTAATTCCGTATCTGAAGAGCTGGCTAAGTGGAAGGTTGAGATTAATCAGGTAATGGACCGTGTTGTTCCTAACCTTCAATACCTTCGTGACCATGCAGCGGATTACAAATTTTTATTCTCTGATGCTCAGCAGCTAGTTAACCAGGACGCTGAACCATTCCAGGCAATAATCAAATCACGCATTGCTGATCACAAACAGGCTGAAGAAGAGCGCCTTGAAGCTGAACGCAAACGCATTCAGGAAGAGGAAGAGCGCAAGGCCAAAGAAAAGGCAGAGCGTGAAGCTGAAGCCAAAGCAGAGGCCGAGCGTGAACGTATCCGCAAGGAAGAACGCGCCAAGGCTCAAGCTGAAGAACAGGCTAAGCGTGAGCAGGAAGAAGCTGAACGTTTACAGCGCGAAGAAGAAGAGAAGGCTAAGCAGCCAGAGCCTAATCTAATCAGTGAGGAAGATGAAGCTATATTTAATGATTGCGTTGCTGATGCTAAGGCGGTTGAGGTTGATACCACACATAAGCAAGTGGAATCGCTATCTGAAGGCCGTTCTCAAGCAATGCGTAACGCTGAGCCCACTCAAGAGTCTTATGATGAAGTGTTTAACGATGGTGAAAACGTAGCACTTATAACTTACGAAGATTTGCCAGATGAGGGTTTAATAAATATTTTCGTAAAAGGTGAATTTTTTACAGCTTGCTCATACGAAGATGATGCTGAACAGGCGTTCTCATGGTGCCGAGATTTGTTTATGGCCGGATATAACGCAGCAAATTAATTAACAGGCGGTGTAACAGCCGCCACCACTTAAACCAAAGTAGAGATATAACATGAAAACGATTTTTACATACGACACTGAAACAACTGGCCTACCTAACTGGAAAGTGCCAAGCGATTCAGAAGAGCAACCTCACTTAGTTCAATTGGCTGGTGTTCTTTCTAACGCTGAAACTGGTGAAGAAATTCAATCAATGAACGTAATCATTAAACCGGACGGTTGGGAAATCCCTGAAGAAGTAACAGCGGTTCACGGTATTACTACTGAATACGCGCTTGAGCATGGTATCCCTGAAGGAATGGCCGTGGCAATGCTTCACATGATCCGTGGTGACGCTGAACGAGTAGCGTATAACAAGACTTTTGACCAGCGCATTATTCGTATTGCAATGAAGCGCTATATGTCTGAAGAGTGCATTGAAAAGTGGGCGGTGAAAGACGATCACCACTGTGCAATGCGAATGGCTCAGAAAGAGCTAGGCGGCAAAAATCCAAAGCTTGTTGATGCTTACAAAGCTATTTGTGGCAAAGACTTGGTAAATGCTCATAGCGCAATGGCTGATACACTGGCAGCGCAAGAAATCTTTTTCAAACTTAACTCAGGAGAGTAATCATGGCAGATCGCAAAACAAACGTAGCTGACTTTATCGGTGAATGTAACGCTGGAATTATGATTGAAAAGCTTGCACTAGCTTTAAGTGATGCGGCACTAGCTCAAATCACTCACGGTATCGGCAGCAAGAAAGCGAAGGTATCACTTGAATTTACCTTTCAACAAATGGGTGACAACGATCAGGTAATCGTTTCTCACAAGCTTTCAACCAGCAACCCAACTAAGCGCGGTAAGAAGTTTGAAGAAGATATTACTGATACAGCGTTCTTTGTTGGCAAAGGTGGCAAGCTAACTATCAACGCGCCGGAAGAAGACAACAGCGGCCAGTTCAGCCTAACACATGAAAATGTTGATAAAGAAACTGGTGAAGTACAGCAACACTCAAACGTTCGCCGCCTGGCTAACTAATTCAAACCGCCGGGTTAGCGCCCGGCAAACCTTAAATTTTTATTAGAGAGTAAATAACTATGTCAATGACTAAAGAAGCAATCCAGCACCTTGAGAAAACTGTTCTACTTGCAGGCGTAAACGCTTCACTTGCTGAAGTAAAAGCTCAATCACCACTTATCGCATTGCCTGAAGGCGTAAAGCTTTCCGATCTTGAAGGTCACATGGAGCACCGTACTTCTTACCGATTCAACTTCCAAACCAAATCAATTAAAGACTTTTGTGAATACTGCAAAGAGTTCGACAAAGAAGGCGCTAAGTGTTTTGTAAACTCTGATCGCATGTATGCAAAAACCATCTTTGACCTTGGCACAGAAGATAAACCGCTTCACCAGCGCCACGACTCAAAACTTCAGCTTGATAAGACAGCAGCGTTTAAAGCTATCCTTTGTGTGAATGGCGATCACATGAGCCAGAAAGCAGCGGCTAACTTTGTTGAAGACTGGGCCGACAATATCAAAGTGGTGAACAGTGATGGCGAGCCAATGACCAACAGCCAGGCAGCTAAGCAATTGCGTGAAATCACTATCGAGCAAGTTAGTAACCGTGATAGCAAGGTTGGCGACTTCGGCGAGTCTATGAGCGAGTTTGAGAAGATTGAAGCTAAGAACCAGGACAAGATCCCGGCAACGATTGAGTTTACTTGCCAGCCTTATCACGGCTTAGCTAATCGAGCGTTTACCGTTCGTGTATCAATCCTAACTGGCGGACAGAAGCCTGAAATCTGCTTCCGTATCATCAAGCTTGAAGCGCAAGAAGAAGATATGGCTGAAGAGTTCAAAGAAATCCTGGTTGAAATGTTCAAAGACTCTGAACTAAAAACCTTCATCGGCGAAAGCTAAGATTAACTAATCAAGTTGAACTGTCTGGAATTACCGGACAGTTCACTTTAACAAGGAAATACCATGCAAAATAATGCACCAATTGATAAAGGCCGTGTTGCCGTAGTAGTTGAGAAGTACCAAACTAATCAACTTGATCCGCAAACTAATCAGCCAATTATGAAAAACCGCTATGCCACTGTAGGCCGCGCAACTCTTTGGCCTAACAAGCAGGGCTCTAACATGCCTAACATTGAAGTTGAGCTTGATACTATGCCAGTAGGTCAAGCTGGCCCGGTTAAAATGTATATCTTCTGGAGCTCTGAAGATAACCAGAACCAAGCGCCTCAACAAACTGGCGGTTATCAATCGCAGGCAGCACCACAGCAACAAGGTGGTTACGGCCAACAGCGAGGCCGATAATGGGAAAAGTTTTAGACTTACTAAGTAAAGGCGCAAGCGCTCCGGCTGGTGAAGTTACTCACGTTAACGAAGCCAAAACAGCAGAAGAAGCGCTTGCTGTACTTTCAAAAGAAGCAAGAAAGGCATTGCGTGAAACGGGACTTTGGAACCAAGAGTTTCACGGTAATGAAATTGTAGCGGTGATCGCCTGCTTTATTGCGGCGAAAGCAGAACTGGACAAGAAGAATGGAAGTAATTGAGCGCGATAAAAAACGTAAGTCGTGTTTTGGCTGTAAACATCTTGAAGTAAAAGATATTTGGCGTGGAATGCACGCTGCATCTTGCGGCTTAACTGACGGTCTTTTAATCCCTCACGAATGGACTGGTGAGGTTGTTGTAATAAACGGTATTGGTGACTTCTGCAAAGGAAAGGAAGTTGAATAGCGTTATCAAGGTTGTATTCATGCCTAAGCTGTTAAAGGCTCAAAGGCATGAATACTTAATTAACACCGACAACTACAAAACCGCTGAAGAGATAGCAAGTAAGCGGTTGTTCTTTGATGGTCAAAGTAAGAAAGACTTCAAAGAGGTTGTTATGGCTCAAGTTCAAGTATTTGATAAATAAGGTATTTATGAAAAAAGTAGCATTAATCATAGGCCACTCAGCTAAAAGCCCAGGGGCCACAAATAAAACTTACGGCACAAGCGAGTTTGAATTTAACGGGCCGCTTGCTCACTCGGTAGCTGAAAAGCTTATCCTGGAAGGTTACGAGCCAATCATTATTTATCGTGACTGCTCATACTCAGCACTACCAGGCAAGGTAAATCAAACTGAAGCTGATATTGCTGTTTCATTCCACTGCAACGCCTTCAATGAAGAATCAAACGGCTCAGAAACGCTTTACTACAAGCACAGCTCAAAAGGTTTCTTGCTTGCTTCGTGCATTCAAGAGCAAGTTGTTAAGTGTTTAGGACTTAAAGATCGCGGCCTTAAACCTTGCGTAGCTTCGCACAAAGGTAAAGCTGGCGATCGCGGTGGTCATCTCCTTCAGAAAACCTCAATGCCTTGTGTCATTGTCGAGCCGTTCTTTATTGATAGTGACGCATCATTAGAATTGGCTAACCACAAGTTTGAAGATCTGGCTGAAGCTTACACTAAAGGGATAGTGAACTATCTAAGGAGTTAGCATGGCATTAGATCCAATTAGCACTGCGTTAGAATTGGGAACGTCAGTCATCAATAAAATTTGGCCGGACCCTGTTAAGCAAGCAGAAGAGCAGCGCAAGCTTCAAGAGTTAGCCCAAAAAGGAAGCCTGGAAGAACTCAACGCTGAAGTAAAGCTTCTTGTTTCCCAAGTGGACCTAAACAAAGTGGAGGCGGCTCACAAGTCTATCTTTGTTGCTGGCTGGCGGCCTTTTGTTGGGTGGGTGTGTGGCTTTGGTCTGCTGTATAACGTGATCCTTGCTCCGTTCCTAGATATTTGGCTAACGGTGCCAGAAGTTAAAACCGATTTGCTTTATCCGGTATTACTTGGAATGTTGGGACTAGGTGGTATGCGCTCCTTCGAAAAAGTAAAGCGCGTAAGCCGTGAAAAGTAGTGAATATTTGTTGTTAGTGATATAGTTATGTAAATGTCAAGAGACAATTAAACCTATATTATGGATAAACATATGCCGCAGGATTCTTTAAGTTTTTTACAGCGCCTACAGGAGTACGGGATACTCGGTTATGCGTGGATACTACTCGTAAGCTTTTGGGCTGGAACTGCAAAGTACCTAACCTCACTCAATGGACAGAAGCCGACTATCTTCGGTTGGCTTTCTGAAACTTGTGTAAGTGGTTTTGTCGGTATCATTGCCGCAATGACTTGCCAGTATTACCAGTTAGACTTTCTACTCACTTCAGCAATAACAGGGATCTGTGCTCATAACGGCACCAGGTCCCTTTATCTTATTGGTGAAATCTTAAAAAAAAACACGACAAGCCTTAACCGCATAGCTAACGAGCCGTCAATTGATACAGCTCGCATGGCTAAAAAGAAGGAGCAAGACAATGGCAACAATAATTGAAACAAATGAAGAGAGAGCAACAAAGCTTGGTGTTTCCTATTTCTTTGCAGGTTCAAATATAGCGCTTGCCGATGGTGACAGTATTGATATATGTACCGATGCAATTAACGGGAGAGACTTCTTTCTACGATCAGTGATAGTTGATTCTGACGCTAGTCTGGCAGAGTGGCAGATGTACCTAGGGCATGAGCCTCAAGAAGGAACCGGGCAAGTAATCACTCTGAACTCAAGAAACCCTGGAGCCAAACCAAAAGAGCCGCCACTTCAAGCAGTACAAGACCCAACACTTACACAGCAAGGAACTCCGTTATTCCCTGTTCCAAGAACGCTATTAGGTCAAACCGCCCCAGGAAATAACTCATTCATGTATATCGAAATACTAACTGGTGGCTATATCATCCCAAAAGGCGGGAGCGCTTTATTTAGAATTACCAATAAGTCAGGCTCAACCAAGACGTTCTCTATCCTAATGTCAGGGCGAGAGAACATCTAAATGGGTGAAACAAAGCAAATTAAATTAACCGCTGAACAGTTGGAGTTAGCAAGTAAGCTTACTCCGCTTCAGCGTAAGTTTGTTATGCACCTAGTAAGTTCAAGCATGAGCCAAAGAGAGGCTTACATTGCCGCAGGAGGCAAAGCAACCACTGAAGGGGCTCAAGACGTATCAGCAAGCCGTATGCTAAGCCAAGATAAGGTGAAGGCATTCTATGACTCGTTAATGAACAGTATTGCTTCAGATTCGATTATGACCAAGCAGGAAGCGCTTGAGAGGCTTTCTAAGTCAGCAAGGGCAACAATACACGACATTTGCACATTCGAGCTTAAACAGGTCGGTGAGGACGAAGACGGCAACCCGGTAATGCAAACAGTTTGGACCATGAAGCACTCTGAAGACATTGATCCGGTTATCGCTGCTTCAATTAAGTCAGTAACCTTCACCAAGACTGGGCCAAAGATTGAAATGTATGACAGTAACGGCTCAATCAAGATACTTTCTGATCTTCAAGGCTGGAACGCTCCACGCAAGCAAGAGATTACCGGGAAAGACGGGCAATCATTGGCAATTAAAGCTGATGTCAGTGCACCAGAAATAGCGGCTGCTTTGGCTGGTTTAATGGGTAAATTGTAATGCCTTTAAAATCAATTAGTTAGTTAACTTCTCTCAGTACGGATATAACAAGGATATGACGATGAAAAGAAAACCTTTCCTATTTGCTGTGTTCTCATGCTTGTTTATGCTGATTGTTGTCGTATCGACTACCTTATGGGGCCTTATGTGAGTGAGATAATGCAGTGGGAGACAATGACGAATGCTGAGAAGATAGCCGTCAAGGTAGCAAGTGAAGCCTCTTTTGAGGCTTTTATGCGTATATTCTTCCAGTTATTGCAAGGTCAGAAGTTTAAAAAGAACTGGCACCACACTTATGAGTGCCAACTTGCGGAAGATGTTTTCTATGGAAAGATTAAACGGGGCATTATCAACGTTGCGCCTGGTTCAACTAAAACAGAAATATGGTCAATTCACTGGCCTGTATGGTGCATTATCAAGTGTATCACTGACGGCAATCCAAGGAGCTCACGCTGGCTACCACTTTCTTACTCTGATGACCTGGTTGTTGAGAATGCCACAAGGGTTAAAGAGATCATCGACTCTGAAGAGTTTCAACAGCTTTGGCCTATGACTCAAGCCAAAACCACCAAAGCAAAGCACAACTGGATGTACTACGATCAGAACAATAACCGCCACCGTCTTTACGGGACCAGTATCAACGGCCAGGTAACAGGCCGCCGAGCTGGTTACATGATAGAGAACTGTTTTACTGGTGCGCTTATCCTTGACGATCCGCTTCCACCGAAAGATTCAGACAGCGGCAAGCTGATGGATAAGGCCAACAAGAAGTTAAACCGTGTTGTTCGTTCCCGTCTTGCACATGACAACGTGCCTATCATCATGGTTCAGCAGCGAATAGCTAACGGTGACAGTACCGACTTCCTTATGAGTGACAAAACGCCGGACACCTACGAAATATTTAAGGTCCCGGCTATTGTTGATCGTGAATACCTGGAAACATTGCCGCAAGAAATGAAAGAGGCTTGTATTCGTGACACTGGATTTACTTCAGGCCGTGTTAGTTACTGGACAGACAAAGAACCAACAGAAACATTACTGGCAATGGAAAAGGCAGATAACTTTATGTTTAGTGCTCAATACCAACAAAACCCTGATGATGCACTTCAAGAAGGTGTTGTTTACAAGAAAGAGCTTGAGCTACTTATTGAAGAAGGCCGCTTGTGTAATATTCCTATCGAGAAGGCATTGCCCGTTTATACCTATTGGGATCTTGGTATCAATGACGATATGGTTTTATGGCTCATGCAGCCACACCGCAAAGAGTTACGAATGATTGCGTGTTATGCCAATCGTGATGAAGGTATGGAGCATTACATTAACTGGCTTCACGACTTCGCTGATAAGTACGGGATTCGATACAAAGAACACCTGGCACCGCATGATATTTCTGTTCGTGACCTAATGACCAGGGAAAGCCGACTTGATACCGCTAAGCGAATGGGTATTAAGTTTAAGCTGGTTGAGCGATGTAAGAGCAAGCGTGAATCAATTAACTCACTGAAGAAACTATTCCCTCGCCTATGGATTGATAAGAAACGATGCGATACAGATTCAACCGGGGCAACTGGTGATCAGGCTAAGAAAACAGGCTGGAAAGGTATCAAGGCATTGCGCCGCGAGTGGGACCATGACAATGAAGTGTTTAAGGATGCTACTGGGCCTAAGTGGGCGACTAACTTCACTGATGCTATTCAGCAAATGGGCCTTCACTACAAAGAAGAGGTTGAACGCCAGAAGCCACAAAGACGCAGACCAGGCCGAGCCACTTCCGGCGGTTGGTTGGGCTCTTAATGCGTAGTTATGGCGAAGTAGCTGAAGTGTGCTTTCAGCGTAAAGGCTGGAACATTTACAATCTGGCTACTGAGTATAAGATTTGGGATGGATACCGAAGTAAATCGGTTTATGTAAACACCATGCTTGAGCTCAAAGAAGAGATCAGCAAATTTATCAAAGAGGAATACCATGAAGAAAGTTAAGTTCAAGTGTGACGGTTGTAATGTGGTTGTGAGCCGACCAAAGCAAAGGCTTGTTCAGGAACATTCTCGTAAGTATTGCTGTGAAAAATGTTTAATGAAATGGAGGCTTGCTAATGGCTAAGTCAAAAATAGAAAAGCTTTACGCTAAACCAGTAAAGCAAAAGAAAGGTGATAAGTCTGATGACTCATTGCTTTGTACGGCCAGAAAGCGAGCTCGTGACGGTGCAACCTACTGGAAAGAAAACTGGGAAGCGGCTGAAGATGATCTGAAGTTCCTGGCTGGTGAGCAATGGCCTTCACAAGTACAAACTGAGCGAGAGCTTGAACAACGTCCTTGCTTGGTTAATAACGTATTACCTACCTTTGTTGATCAGGTTCTTGGTGATCAGCGACAAAACCGCCCGGCTATCAAGGTAAGTGCTACTGATGTGGTTCGTGTTCCTGACTCTGAAACCGGAGAAGACACAACGCTTCGCATATCTAACACTAATGGCAAGACTGACTATGAACTTGCTGAAGTGTTTACTGGGTTAATCAAGAATATTGAATACAACTGTGATGCTGAAACAAGCTATGACATTGCTTTTCAGTCTGCGGTTGAGTCTGGTATGGGTTACTTGCGCGTTCGCTCTGATTACCTGGCAGATGATAGCTTTGAGCAAGACCTGATCATTGACCATATTGAAAACCAGTTTGCTGTAACAATGGACCCGAACGCCAAAGAACGTGACCGTTCAGATATGAACTGGTGCCTTATTGATGACACGATGGAGAAGGAATCGTTTAAAGAGCTTTACCCTGATGCCAATGCAGATCCGGTTAACTCTGATTCAGTTGATGATATGGGGACCTGGTATTCTGACAATTCAGTTAAGATCAGTGAATACTTTACTCGTGAGCCTTGCGTTAAAGAAGTCGCCCTTCTTAGTGATGGTCGCTCCGTGTATATGGATGAGCTAGAGCCTGTTGTTGATGAGTTGCTTGCTAAGGGTGTAAGCATTGTCCGTACCCGTAAGGTGAAAACTTATAAGGTATTCTGGCGTAAAATTACCGGGCTTAATGTTCTTGAAGGTCCCGTTGAATTGCCTTGCTCAACTATTCCGGTTGTTCCGGTTTGGGGTAAGGCGTTGGTTATTAAGAAGAAAATCATATTTCGCTCTATTATTCGTCATAGTAAAGATGCTCAACGAATGGCTAACTATTGGGATAGTGCCGCCACTGAAGCCGTTGCTCTTGCGCCTAAAGCGCCATTTATCGGTTCTGAAGGTCACACTGAAGGTTACGAACACCAATGGGAAACGGCCAACACTGTTAACCGTTCAGTATTAACCTACGTCCCACAGTTCCAGGGCGATCCTGGTCCACGCCGTGAACAGCCTGCCGCTATTCCTGCCGCTGAAATTACTCTTGGCATGAACTCAAGCGAGAAGATTAAAGCCACGCTTGGCATGTATGACGCATCACTTGGCGCTATGGGTAATGAAACTTCAGGCCGGGCAATCGTAGCAAGACAACGCCAGGGTGATCGCGGTTCGTTTGCCTTCATTGATAACCTAACTAAAGCTATTCGCCGTGTTGGTAAGATTATGGTTGAAATGATACCTAAGATTTACGATACCGAGCGTGTTGTTCGCTTGAAGTTCTCTGATGAAACTGAAGACTTCGTTAAGCTGAATGAGCAGATCCTTGATGAGCAAACAAACGAGTGGGTAACTATCAATGATCTGAACGTTGCCAAGTATGACGTTGTTGTTACTACTGGCCCTGCTTACTCGACTCAACGACAAGAAGCGGCTGAATCACTTCTTCAATTTGCAACTGCAGTACCATCGGCTGCAGCAGTAATGGCCGATCTGATAGCCCAGAATATGGACTTCCCTGGTGCTGATGTTATGGCCGAACGTCTTAAAAAGATTGTTCCACCTAACGTACTGACCAATGACGAAAGAGAGAAGCTTGCTGAAGATATGCCAGATCAGGACCAGCCAACACCTGAACAGCAATTGCAAATGAAGGAGCTTGAAGTTAGAAGCCAGGAAGCTGAAGCTAAATCGGTAACGGCTCAAGCTAATAACGAGAAGTCTGCCGCCACTATTGCTAAGGCACAGGCTGATCTTGTTCAGGCTCAGCTTGAAACGGCTGAAGCTCAAGCACAACTTCAAGCTATCCAAAGCGGTCAAGGCCAAGCTTACCAGCAAGTGCGTGAATTAGTTGCTGAAGCACTTGCTGAGTTAATGGCAAACAATCAAAATGTCAAGGCTTAACGAGTGACTTTTTACTAAATTAAGCTTATCATTAGTTTATGGCTACCAGTGGCCTAGCACTGGGCTAAAATTCGTTTCATAGGGAACGCCATGAGTGTAGAAGACAACCAAGACGAAACAGCAGGTTTTGTCACAACATCGAGCGATATGCCTGAAGTTCAAACTGAACCACAGGAAGAGCAACAGCAAGAAGAACAGGCCAATTCTGAAGCTGATGCTACTGTAGGCGAAGAAGAGCAAGATCCGAAAGGTGAAGCTGAAGAACCCAAAGCAGAAGAGCAAGATGATTCCGGCAAAGATACCGCCGCCGATCACGACAAAAGCAAGAAGCCTAACCGTGTTCAAAAACGTATCGACCAGGTAGTAAGAGAGCGAGAGCAGGAGCGCCGAGAGAAAGAGGCCCTTCAGCGCCGTATTGATGAACTTGAAAGTGGTAAACAGTCGGATAAGTCAGAAAAGGAGCCTGTAGAGGATGACTTTGAAACTTATGACGAGTACCTTGATGCTTTGGACGCTTACGATAATAAGCAGCCAAAGGGTGAAGAGAAAAAGGCTGAACCTAAACAGGATGAGCAAGAGCAACCAAGCGAATTGACTGATAGCCAGAAAACGGCAATGGCCGTGATTAAGGAGTCGGTTGGCAATGCAGATAAGCCGGAAGACTTTGAAGCAGTCGCGCTTAATCCTGAAGTTCCCGTTACTGGTGAAATGCTTGAAGCTCTGGCTGAATGTGAAGACCCGGCTAAGGTCATGTACCATTTAGGCCAGAATAAAGATCTTGCTGCCGATATTGCTTCTGGTTCGCCAGCTCAGCAAATGCGAGCAATCGCAAAACTTGATCTGACGGTGACGAGCAAACCGCCGAAACCGACAAAAACAACTAATGCGCCCGATCCTATTAGCCCTGTTGGTGGTAGTGATGCACAAGAGAAAGCTCCGGCTGAAATGTCTTTTGCAGAATACGAAGCCCACATGAATAAGAAAGAACGTTCGCGCCAATCTTGGTAATAAATAAAGGAGCCTTCTCATGGCTGTTCAAAACAACAATCTACTTACTGATGATGTAATTGCTAAAGAAGCATTGCGTCTACTTAAAAACAACTTGGTTACTGCTAAGCTGGTTTATCGCAACTATGAAAAAACGTTTGGTAAAGTCGGCGATACTATCCGCTTAAAACTTCCTTACCGTGTTAAAGCGGCTGATGGTCGTACCTTGGTTAAGCAACCAATGGTTGATCAGACAATTCCGTTCAAGATTGACAAGCAACACCACGTTGGCCTTGAGTACACTGTTAAGGATAAGACCCTTGATATTATGGACTTCTCTGAACGTTATCTGAAGTCGGGCATGATTCAGATCGCCAACAAGATTGACCGCAATATCTTGCTCACCCTGAAGAAAGCTTTCCATACCTCCGGCACTCCTGGTGTTCGCCCTGGTAAGTTTATCGACTTTGCTAACGCTGGTGCTAAACAAACCACTTACGCCGTTCCTCAAGATGGTATGCGTCATGCGGTCCTTGACCCGTTCACTTGTGCCTCTCTATCTGATGAAGTAACCAAGCTGTTTAAAGAAAGCATGGTTGAGCAAGCGTATAAGATGGGTTATCGCGGTAAGGTTTCTGAGTACGATACTTACGAATCGCAAAACTTGCCTAAGCATACTGTTGGTGATCACGGTGGCACTCCTTTAGCTGGTGCTGGTGCTAACGGTTCAGTTATCACTATGACTGGCGGTACAGCTTCAACAACTGGATTTTTGAAAGTTGGTGATGTGTTTACCGTTGCTGGTGTATTCGGTGTTAACCCTCAGAACTATGAAACAACTGGCTTGCTTCAGGAGTTCGTTGTTACTGCTGACGTTGATACTGATGGCGCTGGCGCTGCTTCAATCAGTGTGTTCCCTGCATTGAATGACGGTAACGCTACTATCAATAACGCTGAAGGCGACCCAATCAGCACGAAAGCTTACCAGAACATTACAGCCCTTCCGGTTGCTGGTGCGGCTATCACTATTGCTGGTGCGGCCAATGCAACATACGAACAAAACTACCTGTTCCACCGTGACGCTATTGCCCTTGCAATGATTGACCTTGAACTACCACAATCAGCGGTTATCAAGTCTCGTGCTGCGGATCCTGAGACTGGTCTGTCACTTACTCTTACTGGTGCTTATGATATTAATGAGCAAACAGAGATTCACCGTATTGATGCTGTTTACGGTACCGATTTGATTTACGGTGAGCTTGCCCTTCGTATGTGGGGCGCTGCTCAGTAAGCAACAACCGATAAGGCCCAAGGACGGGCCTTTTATTCATTAGATAGAGAGAGTAATTAATATGTCAAAATTATGGATGTATCACGCTAACTGCCCTAAAGGTGAAATTGTTAACTTGTCTCAAGCTGAACAGTTAGAGCAAGACGGTTGGGTTAAGTCTCCGGCGCTTCTTGATTTACCTAAAGAAGATAACGCCGCCAAGATGGACGCCGATCAGATTGAACGCGCACGACCTGAAGATCTAGTTGGCCTGGTTAAAACAATGGGATTTAAGGTTTTATCTGAAGTTGAATTTGAAGCTGAAATGAACAAGGCAAAGTTTAGCGCTGTACCTGTCACCATTGAATCATTCAGTGATGAAGAGCTAATTGCTGAAGCTGAACGCCGTGGCCTTAAAGATTCTGGAAGCACTACGGATTCAATTGATGATCTGTTAAATCGGTTCAATGAAGATCCTGAGTCATTAACTAAAGCTGAGCATGTAGAGCTTGGTAATACTTTGTATAGCTTAGGCCTGCGAGAAAACATGAAGGAATCGACTTTAATTGAAAAGATTAACGCTGCTATGAACGAGGCCGCTTAATATGGCTACTACGGTAGGGGATATTATTCGCAGTGCTATGCGTAAAATTGGCGTTCTTGCGGCTGGTGAACCCCTACCAGCCAATGAAGGTGATGACGCTTTAAAAGTATTCGCTCAGATGGTTGATGCCTGGACCAATGAAACGTTGCTTATCCCGGTGGTTGGTGTTGTCACCTTTCAGCTTACTAACGATGTATCTGAATACACTATTGGTATTTATCCAGAGCCTAAGCCGGATCCATTACCAATCAACCACATTGAAACAGCTAGGCCAGAAAAGATACTGGCCGCTTTCATTCGTGATCAATACGATACCGACTACACTCAAGAAGTCATTGACGTAAAGACCTTCTCACGAATTAGCCGTAAAACTAACGCTTCACGCCCTTCACGCTTCTATGTTCGCGAAGGCTGGCCGTTAAATACCATTCTATTTGAATCGACACCATACTCTTCAGAAACTCTTCACCTTGAGGTCATCCAGCCATTAAGTGAGATCCTTCCTTCGGCTTGCCTAACTGAAGTGATTAACTTGCCTCCTGGTTACGAGCGAGCGCTTATCTATAACCTTTGCCTTGATCTTGCTGATGAATGGGGCAAGCAGCCAAGTGCGGCCATTGCTACCCATGCAGTTGAAGGTAAGAAGTGGTTGAAGCGTAATAACTACCGTGACCTTGTTCTTGGTATGGATCGCGCTGCTGCTACTCAGCGCAAAGGTATCGGAACCTATGTGATCGAACAGGGTCCGTAAATTATTACGGTGGTCCATGTGTTGTTTTTATGCTACTTTTTAAGTGTTTATCACAGGAGATTTAGCATGAAAGATTTAACCAATAAAGATTACTTATCAGAGTGTGTAATTTACGGGAAAGAGTCAGGTCGATTTACTTGGCTAAAAAGGCCAATGCAGCACTTTAAATCTATTGGTGATTACAACACATGGAATGATAAGAATGCAGGTGAAAACGCTTGTATCATTGATACTTTAGGATATGAGCTTATCCACTTAGATGGAAAGGTTATCAAGGCTCACCATGCGGCATTCATTCTAACTGAAGGGTTTAAGCCTGAAGAAGTGGATCATGAGAATGGGATTAGGAATGATAACAGATGGTACAATATAAGAAGTGTAACCAGACTTGAGAACACCAAAAACAGGAAGTTGAGAAGCGATAATCCAAGTGGCCACCCGGGAGTTGCTTACAGGGAAGACTCAGGAAAGTGGAGAGCGAGAATAAATTACAATGGTAAAAGAATTAACCTTGGCTCGTTCTCGACTGAACAGGCGGCCATTAATGCTAGAATTGAAGCGGAGAAAGAATATGGCTATCACGAAAATCACGGAAGGGTAATCTAATGCAAAGAGAGATACCGCTTGCGGCTAACACTTCAGAACAGGATATATCAGGCAATGAGTTGCTTGTTAATGTGTATCCTCGCGCCTCTACTGGTGGCAAGTATCCATTTAACCTAATCAATACACCAGGGCTCGCATTCTTTTGCGAGCTTCCTACATTTCCGGTTCTTGGTCTTCATAATAATAAAGGTCGAGTATTTGCGGTTACGCCTTCAAAAATGTATGAGATTTTTAATAACGGCACCTTTAAAGAGCTTGGTGATGTTGATCTAAAGGGCCGGGTTGTAATGGAGGATAACGGCATTCAGGTTGTTGTTGTTGATGGGTTTAAGGGTTTTTACTATGACGCTAAAACTGGTGAGGTTAATCGGATAGAGGATCCATCATTCTATCCAGCCGCAACAGTTACATATCAAGATGGGTATTTTCTGTTTGACAGGAAAGGTACTGGGCAATTCTTCATTTCAGAACTTCTTGATGTTGCATTTGACCCATTAGACTTCGCTACTGCTGAGGGGCAGCCTGATAACTTAGTTGCAATACTAAGCGATCATCGTGAAATTTTTCTTTTTGGTGAAGACACAATTGAGGTTTGGTACAACTCAGGATCTTCAGATTTTCCGTTTGAGCGTAATCAGGGCGCATTCATTGAAAAGGGGTGTGGGGCTCGCTATTCAGTAGCAAAGCAAAATAACACTGTTTACTTTATTGGTTCTGACTTGATGGTATACCAAATGACAGGGTACACACCAGTAAGGATAAGTAATCACGCAGTAGAGAAGACACTTAAAAATGTTGGTCTTGATGATGCGTTTGCCTACACGTATCAAGATGAAGGCCATTTATTTTATGTTCTTACTATTCCAAGTAAAGACATTACCTGGTGCTATGACATATCAACTGGGGCCTGGCACATTCGTCAGTCTTATCAGTTTGGGAGGCACCAATCAAACAACGCGATATTCTTTGATTCAAAGACTTTAGTGGGTGACTTTCAGAACGGTAGAATCTATCAAATGGCTGGAAACTTTTACACTGATGACGGTGAACCTGTTATTCGTGAATTTGTATTACCTACCGTTAATAATGGTCGGGAGTTCTTGACCGTTGATAGCCTAGAGTTTGATATGGGTACTGGTGTCGGACTAATCCGAGGGCAAGGTGATAACCCGGAGCTGAGAGTGTACTTCTCAAAGGATTCAGGCAAGACATACAGCGAAAGCTTTAAGCGTGGTCGAATTGGAAAGGTTGGCGAGTATTTGACAAGAGCAAAAGTTAACCGCTTTGGCGCTGCTAGGCAGTTCACTTTTAAAGTTGAAATATCAGATCCGATACCGATTGATATTGGTGGGGCATGGGTTGAGGTTCGATAATGGCTGATAACAAAACTGAAAACCTGGTATCTAAGCCACCTCTTCAGGTTAAGCTTATCGACCAAAACGGTTTAATGAATCGTGCCTGGTCAGTTTGGTTTAGAGATTTATACCGAAGGGTTGCTTACAAGGGTGGAAATTCAATTGATGAAAACATTGAAGACATTGACGATCTTGTTGCTGCGGTTGAGGCCAACATAATTGCAATTGCAGCAAACAAGGACTCAATTGAAGAAAATGCCTTAGCTATTGCTCAGAATGCTGAAGACATAGCGATAAACTCAGAGGCTATTGTTCAGAATGCCTTAGCTATTGCTCAGAACACGGCAAATATTACAGCCAATGCACAAGCAATTGTTTTGTTAGCTAATAGTCTTGATAATCACGTTAACGCTTCACAAGCTCACGGTTCTAATGGCGATGTGGTCGGCTTTAATGATCTTGCTGATGAAGCAACGGTTGGCTTGGTTAAGCGAATGGCTTCTATTGCTGACGCTGTTGATTCAACAGTTAACATTACAACTGCTGATATTGGCTCAGCTCCGGCAACTTATGATCAGGCTTACACGCAATTAGTAACCGATTTGACTAACGAAAATAAAGCAGCAATAAATCAACTGGCTTCAGACCTTAACGATGCTATTGCGGTTCTTAACAATTTACTGGCAGAAAGCAAAGCTTCAGGCCAAATGACAACACCATAGGAATAACATGAACGAGACAAACACAAAGCTAGAAGAATCGCGCTCACTGGCAATTGTTGCGGCTGTATCTTCAATTGATATTGCTGAACGGCGCGGAAAGATTAACTCACTTGAACAGGCTATGCTTCAGGAAGATCAAGTTCCTATTGATGTTAACCACCGTTTTAATGGTGGCATCTATGCGCGTGAAATCACCATCCCAAAAGGCACACTATTAACTGGCCGTATCCATAAGTTTGATCACTTCGATATTATGCTTAGTGGTGACATTTCAGTTTCAACCGATACCGGGGAAGTTAAGCGCCTTACTGGTTTGAACATTATGGAAGGAAAAGCCGGGAAGAAGCGAGCAGGATACGCTCATGAAGACACGCACTGGATCACGTTCCATTGTGCAGAAGAGCGTAACCCTGAAGAAATGTATGAGTTTCTAACTTGTGGCTCATTTGAAGAGCTGGAAGAGTTTAACTATTTACTTGAACAAGCAATGAAGCAAATTGAGCATGATGAAGCTGTATTAACTGAATGCGCTAAAGCTATCGTTGATAAGGGGGATTTATGTCAGTAGTTGCGGCGGCGGTTGTAGGATCTGCTGTTGTTGGTGCTTATTCTGCTAGCAAGTCATCTAAAGCGCAGAGCAAGGCGGCACAGCAAGGAATGGACGCTGAAGAGCGTATAGCTGCGGAAAACAGAGAGCTTCAGCGTGAGCTTGCAGATCAACAGCGAGAGGACTTTGCACCTTGGCGTGATGTTGGAGAGCAAGCATTAAATAAGATGTGGTCTGGTGTTCAGTCTGGTGCATTTGAAGTTGGTGATATTGATGTAACAAAGGACCCTGGTTATCAATTCAGAATGGACCAGGGGATTGAGGCGCTTGATAAGTCGGCGGCGGCTCGTGGTCGCTTGCTTAGTGGCGCTCAGCAAAAAGGCGTTACTGACTACTCTCAGAATGTGGCAAGCCAGGAATACGCTAATGCTTATGCTCGTGAAGCTAACGAGAAGGCCAAAAAGTACAACATGCTTTCTGGCCTATCTTCAGGAGGGCAGGCTTCCGCTGCTGGCCAGGCGCAAGCAACAAGTAATCTTGCTCAAACTGAAGGAAATATTCTTTCTAATCTAGGGCAAAGCCAGGCTTACGGATACCAACAACAAGGCCAGGCTAGAGCAGGCGCTTATCAAGGCATGGCTCAAGCAGGAAACCAGGCGGCACAAAACTGGTTAATGTATAAAACTTTGGGGGCATCATAATGGCGGCTAATCAATATGGTATTGATTTAGGTGATCTATACCGAACAACCGAAGCGGTTAAAGGTGCTCGCACTCAAAACCGATTATCTCAGCTTCAGCTTGATGAGACTGAGCGAGAGATTGCAGAGCGACCAGCTAAAGAGGCGGCGGCTACTGAACGTAAAAAATTGCTTACCGGTCTACGTCAAAAAGCGGTTGGTGGTGATGTTAGTGCACAGAAACAATTATTAGCTTTGGATCCTGAAGGCGGTGCAACGTTCATTGATGCAGTCACTAAGATGGATGATCGCAAGCTCAAAGCCACTCAGCGGTCAGTTGATGAAATGGGCCAGCTTGCCGGGTACGTCCTTCAAGGTAAAACACCTGAAGAACAGGCTCGCCGTTATCAGTTAATGTACCAGGGCGTTTCTCCTGAAGTTCAATCAAAGCTACCGGAGCAATACGATCCGCAATTCATGGAGCTATCACTATCTAAAGCAATGGCAATGGATAAGCTACTTGAAAACCCTAAAGCTATTCAGGTTGGTGGTGAAGACGTTGTTTATAAAGCTGGCCGGGAGGTTGAGCGTAAAACTCGCCCGGTTAAAACTTCCAGTAATGGTTCTGATGGTGGCGGCGTTAAGTCGGCTGATGAAAGCTTGATGTATCGCCAGGCTGCTGAACGAATGGGCGGCATGTTTGATGATGCCGGAAACCTAACAGCAATAGACCCAACTGTAAGGCCAAAGGTTCAGGCTATTGCAACAAGAGCCAGTGAGATATTCAAACAAGGCGGTGTAACTAGAAGCCGAGCGGTATCAATGGCGCATGATGAAGTTGTTGGTGCTGATAATGACCCGTTGGGCCTAAGATGATAAATTAGCCCTTTAATTAGGGCTTTAATACAGGAGAAGCACCGTGAGTGACTTCATTAAAAATTTTAGAGCAGAAAATCCAGTCTATGACGATATGCCAGATGATCAGTTGGTCACTGCGCTTCACAATAAATACTATTCAGATATTCCAGTCGAACAGTTTAATCAAAAAATTGGCTTTCAAGTCGCACCAATTGACCCGGTTGTTAGTGATCCAGTGGCAGAGCAAGAGCCTGGTTTAATCGCACAGCCAAGACCACAAGAGCCAGTTGCACCTATGACTGGCTACGGTTCCTCTTCAGATATTCCTATCCAACAACAAGAACCAATCCCACCACAGCCTGTTGACGGCTTTACTGGTACCGCAATGAAAGCTCCTGAAGAGCAAAGCATGTTAGAGCTTGTTAGTGGCAAGCTTAAAAACTGGGGCGCTGGCGCTGGTGAGCGAGCTGGTGACGTTGGCGGCGCATTGCTTCAGACTATTGAAACGGTTGGTTCTGGACTTGAACAGAAGTTCCCTATGGGTGGTTTGGTTTGGGAAGATGGTGACATTATCCCTTCAGTGCTTGGGCCTGAAGAGTGGGCTAAGCGAGAAGCTAAACCGATCCTAACTAAAGGTGCTGACGTTCTTAAAGGTATTGATCTTGGCTATCAAGAAAAAGTCGGATGGGAAGACGTTAAAAAGTCATTCTCTGAAGGTGGCCCGTTATCTGGTAGCGCTTACGCTGATGTTCTTGAATACGGTATTGAGCAGGGCGTTAAATCGGTCCCTGATATGGTGGCGGCTATTACTGCCTTGCCTGCTTACATCTTTGCCCGTTCTGGTGAGATTGGTGAACAGAGAGCCCAAAACAAAGGCAAGGAAAGCGCTGAGCTTGAAGATGTTCTTGAGGCTGCGCCTTTTGCCGTTGCTGCTTCATTGCTTGAGCGTATCGGAGCCAAAGGAATCACCCAGGCTGGCAAAGAAGAGATCGGCAAAGAGATCTTGAAAGCTGGCATTTTAAATTCTACCAAGCGTGTTGCTGCTGCTGGCGGTAAAGCTATGACCAAAGAAGCGGCCACTGAAGCAATTCAGGAAGGCATGATTGAATACGTTGGTGAACGTTACGGCACTGACGTTGCAATGGATTGGAAAGAGGCACTTGATCAGGCTGCGGCTGGTGCTGTTGCTGGCGGTGTATTTGGTGGTACTGGCGGCGGTGTTATGGCTACCGCTAACGAGATCAACTATTCGCCTGAAAAGGTTATCGCTAAGCAGCTTGAAAAAGACATTGAAGCTACTGACGTTGCAGGCACTGAGCAAGCGGCTATTGAGGCGCTATCACCTGAGCAAGCTCAAATGCAACAAGAGCAAAAACCACAGCAAAAACAAGAGCTTAGAGCGAAAGAAGTGCAAGCTAAACCTGAGGCGGTCAAGCCAGTTGTTAAACAAGAGTTTGAAATAGACAAGGCTCAAGCCACTGAGCAAGAGCCTGTTGCGCTTGAGCTTCCTGAAGAAAAGCCAGTTAAGCAACAAATCGTTGGCAAGGAAGTTGTTGAAGCACCGATTGAAGAAATAACCATTAGTGAAGACGTTCCTCAATTCAAAGAAGGCGCTAACGTTAAAGGTGTTGTTGAACCATTGGGCGGCAAGTTTGAAAGAACTGGCGCTGCTCCTGTTCAAATTTGGGTCCGTGAAGATGGGCGTAAAGAAGTGATCAGCGGTCGCCACCGTTTAGACTTAGCTGAACGCAGTGGAGAAAAAACAATCCCGGCTCAATATCATTATGAGTCTGAAGGTTTCGGAGCAGATCAGGCGGCTGTGCTTGATGCCATGCTTAATATTCGTGAAGGTCAAGGTAAGGTAAAAGATTATGTCGATTTCATCAAAGCAACAAAACCAAGAAAACAAGAAGCAGAGTCACAAGGAATACTGGCAAGGCAGACGGGCAAGCGGGCTTTCACAATCGCAACTGAAGGAAGTGATGCGCTCATTACCAGCCACCGAAACGATCAGCTAACTGATGAGGCCGCAACTCGCATAGCTGAAGCAGCACCACGCAATGAGGCTTTGCAAGCTGTAGGTATAAAGGCCATTCAAGAAGGTAAGACCATTGCCGTTGCTGAAAACATGGTTAAAGCCGTTAAAACCATGACAGACGAAACCGCACAGCAAAGCGGCGATCTATTTGGGTTCGATGACTCTGCTATGGTCGAAGCTGAAAACCTGGCGAAAGCTGCGGTTAAGAAGCAAAACGAAATTCAAAAAACTTTGTCGGCTGTACAAGGCGCAGCTAAGCGGCCAGAGTTAGCCGCTAAAGAAGGCGTTGACGTTAAAAACCCTGAAGCTATTAAGGCCCGTATTGCTGAACTGAAAGAGCAAAAGCGTGATTGGCAAAACTGGCACACTAACCCTAAGTTAACCCAAGAGCTTAAAGCTCAACCTGAAAAGGCGGTAACTGATGAGAAGCCAGCGATCACGGAAGAAGCTAAAGCACCAGCACCAGAGCAAACGGCGCAACCTTTACCTAAAGAGAAAGACACCTTTACCAATTGGAACGCTAAAGATAGTGAAGGCGGTCCTTCTGAGCAATCATTCACTCGCGGCGAATATGCCAAAGCAGTAAAGAGTGATAGTAAAGGCACCTTCTTTGATGGTGGTGAAATTGAAGGTATTTCTCAAGCTAAGCAGCAAGCGAAGATTAAAGGCGTATGGCATGACTTTGGATCTATCGTTAAAGCTGATAAGCCGGAGCCAGTTAAAAAGCCAACCAAGCCAATGTCTGAAGTTGTCGAGTCTGTTAGCAAGAAGAAAGGCAAAGGCTTAACTGATGCTGATAAAGTTCCGGCACCTAAAGCTGATTACGCCACTGAACCAGCGCAAGCTTATCGATCTTTCATGGAATCGGTAGCCAATCAAACCGCTACTGTTTCCGAAATTAAAGCTGATGCTGAAAGCCTGGTTAAAAACAAAGACGCTATCATTGCCAAAATGAGTGATCGCAAGTTCACCAAGGCAATGCTTCAGGAAATAACTCACTCGCCACGCTCTGATCTCAAAAAGCCACAAATGGTTAAAAGTGCGTATGAGCGTATGCTTGCGGCTCACGTTATGGGTGATGCTACGTTTACCATCTTCGGCGGCTCTAAAACCTACGAACAACAAATGATGGAGAAAATTAACAAGCAGACTCAAGCAGATATTGACGCAGCTTACGAGAAGCAACGTGAATACCGCGCTCAAATGAAGCAGCGTAAAGACGAGTTTGTAAAATCGCTATCTAACCCTGAAACCTTGCCAGAGTTTAAAGAGTTCATCCGTGTTCGCGGCAAAGACAAAATGAGCCCTGAGCAGTTGGCCGCTTATGATGAGCTTGTTGCTGAATCAATGGCAGAAGTTAAGCCTGAAGTTATAAAAGCTGAAGCTGAAGCCGTAACCACTGAGCGAGCGCAAACCAAGCACACTAAAACAGGTGCGGATCTGTTTGTAGTAAAAATGGTTGGCCGTGTACCTAAAGAGCAATTCAGAGAGTTAAGCGGAAAGGCTAAACAGTTAGGCGGTTATTACTCTTCTTACTCAAAAGGTGACGCGATACCAGGCTTCCAATTTAAAACGGTTGAAGCGGCTGATCAGTTTGAACAGTTACTATCTGGCAAAGATGTTGATAAAAGCGACTTTGCAGAAGCCAAAGCTGAAGTTAAACAGTCAAAGAACGCTGACAAGCTTCTAAACATGGCTGAAAAGATGGAAGCCAAGGCTACAGAAGAGATTAACCGACCAAGACAATCTAACACAGCAAGGCGCGCTTCAATGGCTGCTAACGCCACTGAGAGAGCCGAGAAGCAACTAGCTTTAGCTAAGACGGTTCGCAATATCGCCGTTAAGCTTCAGGAAGGTGAAGTTAAACACTTAGGCCAAATGAGCCAGGTTACACAGCTTGAAGAGTTAATAAGCATACAAAACAGAGCAATACCGAATGATCTGTATGAGCAAGGTTCGTTTGATGGTTACTCAATTAACAGGCCATTGAAAGAGGGTGTTACTGTTGAAGATTACATTGCTAACGTTAAGTACCCGTCGCTAGAAGTTTACGGTTCAAACATGAAATCGTTATCAGAGAAGCTATCTGGTAAGAAGGGTTTCATGCGAATTTCAAAAGAAATACTTAAACTACCAAGCGCAAAAGCTAGGGGTGATTGGAAAGTATTAACTGACGCTCAATACAAGAAGCTTTATGAAGCCGTTAAAATTGGTTTCATCAATGAGTATGATATTGGCGGTTACGCTGTTGATAGACACAAAACAATAGGCAGGCTTGAAAAGCTAGGCATCAAAACAGAAGAGCAATTACGCGCCGCTATTCGTGAGCTTGATTCTCTTCGAGTGGCTAAGCGACAAGAGGACCCAGTTAAAAAGCTTGAGCGTGATTTAGTTGGCAAGAAGATTGAAGGCTTCTTTCCTACTCCTACGCCATTAGTTGATCAGATGATTGACTATGCAGACATTAAACCAGGGCATGAGGTTTTAGAGCCTTCCGCCGGTAAAGGCAATATTGCAGATCAGATCATGGTTTCCGCGCCGGATGCCTCGCTTGACGTTGTTGAATACAACACTTCACTTGCTTCATTGCTTGAGGTTAAAGGCTATAACGTTGTTGGTAATGACTTTCTTGAATACTCCGGAAAGCAGTATGACCGTATTGTGATGAATCCACCGTTTGAGAACTTCCAGGATATTGACCATGTAAAACATGCTTATGACCTGTTAAAGCCTGGTGGAAAACTTGTGGCTATCATGGGCGCTGGCGTGAAGAACTCGCGCAAGAAAGCAGTTGAGTTCCGTGAGTGGCTTGATGATGCTGGCAGTTACATTGAAGACTTACCAGAAGGAAGCTTTAAAGGTTCTGAGCGATCTACTGGCGTTAACACCGTGATGGTGACGATTGAGAAAAACGACACAAACACACTTAACTACAAGAAGGATGACAGCAAAGTTTCACCAACACCGAAAGACGGTGAACGTGTATTTCATGCGCCTGGTCATAACTTCATTGGCATGTTTCGTTCAACTGGGATACCTGAGCGCCGTGAGTTTGTTACCATTGAAGGCCGCAAGGTTAAAATACCTGAGAATCCACAGCGTATTGAGCCGATCATGAGTAAGCTAATCAAGATAACAGGCCGCCGCATTTACTTTGGAAAAATCAAAGGTAAGTCTGCTGAAGGTTTCTATCGTCCTAATGTTGGTGAGATCAGAACGCGCCGCAAGAATGATGTTGAAGTATTGGCTCACGAAATGGCCCACTATCTTGATGTGTATTCAAATATCACTTTGCCTAACTTCCAGAAGCTTTATAAAGATCCGAAGTATTCTAGCGAAGTGGCTGCGCTTAGCTATACCGATGCTGATCCGAAAATTGAAAAAATTGAAGGGTTCGCTGAGTTTGTGCGTCTATGGCTAACGAATGCCAATGAAGCACAATTAAGAGCGCCTAAGTTCTATGATGCGTTTACCAATGAGTTAGCGCGTGATCGTAAGCTTCTTAACCCTATGCGCGATATGCAAGACTTAATGCACAAGTTCTACTTCCAGGGGCCGGATAAGTTAGGCCAAGCGTTAATTGGTCAAGATGTTTCATTTAAGCAGCGTTTTAACGAGTGGGCTTATCGGCGTGACTCTCGTATTCGTCAGCAAGTTATTGACCGTTTCCACGCAGCTAGAAAGGTTGAGCAAGAGCTAACCCGTAAAATTGGCACCGTTGAAGAGTCGGCTTGGAAGCAATTCAGAATTGCCAATGGTGGCGCTGAGGGTATCGCTGATTACATTCTTAACTATGGCACCGTTCAATTTGACGAGAAAGGCGATCTAAAGCGTAGCGGAAAAAGCTTACATGAAGTAATGGAGCCAGTTAAAACAATCAAGCTAAAGCCTGAGCATAAAGGTGATCAGAAAATTGATTTGCTAATGCGTTACTTTGCTGGCCGCCGAGCGTTAGAGCTTCACCGACAGAAGCGTGAAAACCTGATCCCTAAAGAAACTGCTAAAGAATGGGCTCGACTTGGTAAAGATTACCCGGTGTTTGAGTCTATCCAGAAAGAGTATCAGCAGTTTAATGATCGCATGATGGACTTTTACGAAGAAGCTGGAATGATTACACCTGAAGGCCGTAAAACCATGCAGTCAATGAATAAAGACTATGTTCCTTTCAACCGTATCCGTGATCAGCTTGCTGGTGGTAAAGGTGCGGCTAGTGCTGGTTTCCAAAAGCTTAAAGGTGGCACCGCTAACTTGAATGATATTTTGGTGAACATTCAGGATGGTATAACGGCCAACGTCCGATCGGCATTAAACAACCGAGCTAAGCAGCGACTTTATCAATACATATCAGGCCATAAAGACGGGGCAATT